TTTAAGCTTCTCCCTAGTATTAACCAGGATTGCACTCATGATCAAACCAAATGGTTAGGGAAATTGACTCCTCGAAAGGGATCAAAATTCCACAGTATAGATTTAAGTACTGCTACGGATAGATTTCCGATCGCTCTACAAAATGAAATACTGTCAGTTTGGTTTGGTAAGAAATATGCAGATGCTTGGCAGAACATTATGGTAGGTTATCCCTTTAGATACCAAGACCGATATATTTACTATCGGACTGGTAATCCTATGGGAGCCTATTCATCATGGGCTGTCTTTGCACTTGCTCACCACTTCCTCCTTTACTTAGCTTGTAAAAGGGCTAATGTGAGTTGGAAGAGGTGTCCATATTGTTTGTTAGGCGACGATATTGTTATTTGTGATGATATCGTAGCCCTTCACTATATGGATATTCTTTCAGAGTGGGACATTCCGTTCAATCCAGATAAAACGCATAGCTCATTTAATTTTTATGAATTTGCTAAGCAATATTATCTAGATGATATAAATGTCTCCCCTTTTCCTATTGCAGCTTTATACGAGCTTCGTAACGATACTTTTAGTAGTGTTGCTACGATAGTTCGTGAGCTGACATATAAAGATTGGAGCTCTGACATATGGGCATCTATTAAAGATTACTTTTGTTTAGTTAAAGGTTGGAATAATAAAAAAGTTAAATTATTCCTTCCTAAAATTAAACTAGGTATAGCTATAATGTTTCACCTCCAAGGTGTATCAGATCTAGGTATTGCCCTTAAGGAATACGTAGCTGAATCCACTGGAAAGAAAGTTAGTTGGACAAATTATAGCCAGAGAGCAATTGCTCAATATATTGCTGGCAATGTCGTAACTGACCTCTTCCTGGAGTCTAGAGACAGAATAACTGGTAATAATCCAGAACCTTTAGGGGAATTAAGTACCCAAATGGTAATGTGTATTACCTCTTTAAGAGATGGAGGAGCTGACTGTTTCGATTTAATTGAATCAGTCCCGTTCTTGCAAATCTATGGTAGAGCTGAACAAGTTTATTTAAAACTTTTACGCCCTACTATAGGTGCTCGACTTATAAAAGATGGATCTCAAATGAGGTCTGCTCTTGAAATAGTCGATATCCCACTTACAGATAAAGATTTCTATCAGCGTCATCGTGACGTTATAGTTATCAAGTCTCTGAAAGCGTCAAAAAGGATAGTTGAGATGCTTACAAAATTTATGGAAAGAAACAATAATTTTCATAAGAGCCCAATCCTACCACTTTGAGGATTGCTTGAACGTAGCCGGTACGGG